AGCGTTTGCGTTTGGCTTCAACATCTGAGGAGTCAATTTATGTTTACCACCAACGCCACCGTCAATAACCATACCAAGAACAATATTCTTAGATAAACGGTAATCGTTTGTAAAATCTTTAGTTGTGTTAATCAAAGATTTGTCCACATTAACTTGAGTTCCAGAACCACCAGTAATAAGTCCACCAGCTTCGGCAGCAACTGCTACGCCTGCACCGACAACACCTTCACCAGTGGCAACCTTGTTAGCTTGAGCACGTCCCTCTGGAGTATCCCAATCATCTGGGGTTTCAATGACGGCTCTTTCTTCAAACTGTCTTGGAGGAGGTTCGCTATACGGAACAGTTGAGTTCAATGGTTCACCAACTGCTGGTGGGGTTAATTCTACAGCCTTAGCATTTGCAGCAGAACCAGCAGAAGCTGCAGCGCCAACTCCAAGGTTATATGTACCATAGTCAACGTTTACATCGCCATCACCTTTAATATTAACAGAAGCACCTGACGCTTTGATAGCCGAACCAGCTTTAATATTGACTTCGCTTTGAGCTTCTTGCGTTACACCAGAACCTTTGACGTTTACATCACCACCAGCTTGTATGTTGTAGTCAACGCCAGATTTGTGGAAGATACCTTCTGCTTCAACTGTCATCTCTCCAGCAACTTTAATCTTAAAGTCGCCACCAACAGCAAGCTCAGTATCATTGGCTGAACCAATCTTTAGAACGTTACCAACTTCAACTGTGGCGTTTTGAGCCACTTGGATATTAGCGTCTGTTCTAGAATAGATATTGGCATTTCCATCAACTGTGATGTTCAACTCACCAGCTACGTGGATACATCCATTTTGTTCCATCAAGATAAAGTTATCACCAACGATATAGTTTACTTGAGTACCATTAGCATCAATCTCGCTGAATGTGCCTGAACGGTGGTATGTGTGAATACGTTCTTGACCAGGAGTATCGTCAAACTCTTGCACGTGACCAGATTCAGTTTCTAAAACTTTATTGAACGGATACTTAGCACCATATGACGCAAGAGGTTGATCCCAAGAGCCAGCACCACCAGCTTTAGGGATACTTAATTTACGCTGAGCGTCTTTTAGTTTAACCACTGTGCCGTCAATAACACCACGGGCTAGACGGTTCACGTCAGATTCACCGATGTATTCTTTTAGAGGGTATTTGTTATTCGGGTCACGGAAACCGATACCGAAAGAACCAGTAGTGATAGACTTCTGAGAAGGTCCTGGATTAGATGGAGCGTTAGGGTCGTCGTTAAAATCTGGTGCGCTTGGACCAGCGTCTTTAGAAACACCACCTCCACCTTCTTTACCGTAGAAGTATTCATAGTATTTCAGTTTGCGTGAAGCAATATCTGGCGAGTTTACACCAACTGCCTTTTTAGCTGCAAAGAAATAATCTGGGTGAGCGTTTACGTTTACAGCTTTTGAAACTCTATCTTTAATGTATAGGGCAGCTACAATAGCTGAGATGTTAATGTCTTTATCTAAAGAATCTGGGTCATTGACGATGTCAATGTTCAATCCCATCTTATTAGCTAAGTCGTTATACTTTTTGTAATTAGCACGACCAGTTAGTTGGATGAATCCACGCCCAAAATATTTACCACCATCGTCGTCAGATTGATTACCAAGAAATCCCTTGCCACGTTTAGTTGGTCCATAGATAACTGAGAAGAATTCTTCTCGTGTGATGCCTTTCTTTTTAGCATCGGAATATCTATCAGCTTCTTCTTCAGTCAAGAAAGAATAGATCTGTTGAATTCTAGACTTGGAATAGTTATATGATTCCAACTGCGGGATCCATCCAGTCTCACCACCAGCAATACCTAACAAAGCACACTTCTGTTCTTTAGTTGTTAATCCAACTTTATCGCAAGCAGCAATAAGAGCCTTAATACCCTCAGACGCTTTTGTTTGCGTGTTTCTAAATTCTGGTAATGGTGGAAGTGTAGGGATCTCTCCGTTAGTCGGAGTTGTCTTAATAGGCTCAGCTTTATCAGCCAAAGTTGAAGCTGTAATATTTGTCTTAGATTCAATAACACTCTTAGCACTAGAAAGAGGCGGATCAAACTCTACAATGTTTTCGCCGAAATCTCTAACGTTAGAAGAAATTGTTATTTCTGTACCACTATCAATAGAAACAACAGTTGTACCGTAGTCAATACCGAAGCCTGTAATACGCATGTTGGCTTCAATTTTATTAGTGATGTCAGTTCTACCAGAAATTGGATCATAGAACTTTAACTTGTTACCTGTGACTGGACCAGCAACTGATCTAAGAGTTACAGTTTCAGTAACCTTATCTTGCTTATTGATTGGACCAGAGTCGTCAAAGTCGATCGGTACAGGTTCAGTGGCAATACCACCAACAGAACCAAGAATCAAACCTTGTTGTAAAGTATCATCAAGATATGTAACAACAACCGAAGTACCTTCAACTGGACCAATTGGAGTATATCCAATACCGTTCATAGCAGCAGAAGTAGTTGGCTGCATTGTTGCACACCAAGGTAAATCTGATGTCGGTAAAAGGTTTTTATCGTGAGTGTGTAAACCTACAACACGAACTTGGCAACGACCAAGTTCTAACGGATCGCTTCTATTCTCAATAATACCAAAATAAATCTGCATTACGCTTCCTTCATCGAAGAGTCTTTAATTAGTTCAATAACACAATCATGCCCTGTTGGCTTAACTGTATGTCCAATGGCAGCAATCAAATACTTACCACTATGAATCGGGTCAATCAATTGATCTTGTCTGTCACTCTTTTTGACAGGCTGTCTCTTAAAAATAGTAACATCAACTACCATACCAACTGTATAGTCCATTCTTCCAGGAACAGTAATAGTAATCTTCTGCGATTCAGCCATTTTCATAAACGAAATACGTTCTTGAAGAATTTTAGAGTTGGTTGTATCACCGAAGCTAGTGAAAGTTTCAAACGCACGTGGAAATAAAATATGGCTTGAACTCGCTCGAGCAATTACATCTTTACTAAAATTGGGGTTTTTGTTTAAATGCTTCTGTGAGTCAAATCTATTTCTAGCTGAGTAGTTTTTAACAGTGTAAGTTTTCTTTGTAGAGTCATACGAGATTAACTTAGAAGACAACATACCAGAACGAAGTCTATCCATATAATCATAGTTGGTGGAATACTCCACCGTACCAATACGCTTGTAGTCTTCTAAAATGTTCAGTGCGTTACCACCCATTGGAAAATCATCACGAGTATATCGATCCATGATAAACTTCTGTTGAACTGGTCCTTCGTATAACTTCTCCAACGATCTAAAATTAAACCCGTCTCTATTCTCGAAGAATAAAAACGATGGAGATTGAGTTTCTGAAATAGAGTTATCTGCCAAGAAAGTCAAGTTCTTAACAGGTGACCAATATGGCGAAACGTATTTAATAGTGTTACGAGTATTTTCCAGTAAGAACTTCTTCTTACTCTCAAGACCATCAATAGGGTCATAGATGAATGTACTTACAATGTCAGAAATTTTACCAGAGAAAACCTTACTCAACTTTTTGTTTGTATCAATTAACGACTCAACGGAAATAAAACTCAGTTCATATACTGTAGAACGATCGCCATAGTTAATTTTCTCATTCATCTTATATACATGGAATGTACCTTTTAACTTACCACCTGGGATTGTTGGTGTAGTTAATGCCAATTCCAAAAACTCTTCACCGAGCAAAGGTAACATTGAGTGATAATCAAAAGAATCTTTTAAGACAAGCGAACCAGTTATAAATGGTGAAAAGATATCCTCAAAAACTTTGATGGATAAAATTTGACCAGTGACGTTTTGAAACACACCCTTTGGTGTTACCAAAGTAGCTTTTTCAATATTAACATCACCAGCAAAACGAAGCTGATTGGCTGAAATAAAATTTGACATATTATGCTAATTCGTCTTCGTAATTTCTCAAGATAGACTCGATCAATGATGGAGAGACAATCTTCAATCTTCTCTTTTTATCATTCTCATCTCTATGTATGATGTCTCCAGGAACAGGAATAGCAGTCTCTGAAGGGTTTACTTTATGCCCTTGTGTATTTACAAAATATACAGGGTTGTGTTCTCTACCTTCAGTTTCAACCTTAATTTCTACTGCGCCAGTACCTGCGGATGCTGTAGAACCTTCAGCTCCGAATTGCGTAATATCCCAAGGTTCAGTATATGGGAAATAAAAATACTGAGTCTCTTCATCCAAACCGATAGGG